GAGCAAGTGTGTCATCACGCATTGATGATCTTGAACGAGCCATTGATAACAATTTGTATACTGTGGCTTACCAAGAAATTGATGAAGATACGCGTGAGCCTTTGGGAAAGAAGTTCTGGTGCAATGCATTTCCTGTTGAAGGTGTTGTGTGGTGCACAACTGCACATCAGTTTGAAAAGGGAAAGTGCTATTTGGCCAGTTTTTGTCGACACCCTGGGCTAGGAATCAAGAGGTTTGATGTGATGTTAAACGACGCTAATTTGCGGTGGGCAAAGGATGCGGATGTCGTTTTTATGGAGATTCCGGACGGTGGGTCCGTAAAACCTTTCTCTAAATTTATGGTAGATGACTTATCCAATTTCACTGTTGAAAAGGGAGCCCCCTTGTTCATTTATCATCTGCACAAGAAGTATGCTTTCGGTGAGGAGGAGCATAAAAACCCCTCTGATACGAAAGAAACTTCTACGATTACAGAGATTAAGAGAGAGGCTATGAGTTTCCAAGAAGTACCAGTTGGAGAGTTTGATTTGTTGAATTTCAATGCCCCTAATCATGCGGGCAAATGTGGTTCAATGATATTTTTGGCTGGCCGAAATCCAATCTTGATTGGTATACATGTTGCTGGTCAGGGTGAGCGGAGTGCCGCTGCCCTGATTGACAGGACGATGATTCCTTCTTTTGAGGGTGTGAAGGTTGCTAGTGAAGAAGACTTGCCAGAGACTCTCTATGGAAAGAAACTTGAGGTTGGACCTGAAGTACATCCATGGAGTCCTGTGCATTACATTGATGATCCCAACGCCAATGTCAAAGTTTACGGACAGCACAATTTTCCACTTTCTCGTTTTAAGAGTGATATTGTTGAGTCGCCCATGTTGCCAGCACTCAAAGAGAAGCTTGATTTTAAGCCGACACACACAGCACCTCCAAAGAAAGCCGCAATTCCATCGCGTAGGAGGCATCTTCTCAATGTGAGTAAGAAATTGCCTCCACCGAATCCGCGGTATGTCAAGATGGCGATTGCAGATTTTAAGACAAAGTTAGCAGATTTAGTTCTGACTGACAAGTTTTTGCAATTTGTTCATCCCATTCCTTTGGAAGTTGCTTTGAGTGGAGACCCTGGAACGAAGGGATTTGATCCAATCAATCCTAAAACTTCTATGGGTTTCTGGTTGAATTCTCCTAAGTGGAAGTTCTTTGCAAAGAACAAGTTGGAGGATATCGTTGGTCTAGACACTGTTAAGTTCGTCACGCAAGAGGTGGTCGATGGAAAGACAATATATAGATACACGATTGAATTCGACAAGGAGAAATTCGACGTCGAAGCTGAATTGGAAGAAGTTCTGGAGAAGCTTGCTGATGGACGTCGTGCCAATCTGATTTTCAGACTAAATTTGAAGGATGAGCCGATTACTCACAAGAAAGCCGAGGACAATAAAGTTCGAGCATTTGCTGGAGCTCCTGTGACCATGGTTATTTTGTGTAGGATGTTAACTTTGCCTTTGATCAATATGATGTCCCATTTCCCTGGTGTTTTTGAGAGCGCTGTAGGTATTGACGCTACTGGTGCTGATTGGGAATGGTTACACAATTATATGAAGGAGTTTGGTCTGGATCGATGCGGTGATGGCGATTTTGAGAAATTTGATGCTTGGTTGCGAGCCAATTTTACAAA